CGGGGTCACCAGCGCCGCGTAGTCAGACACGGTGATCCGCTGCGACCGGGAGATTCCGCCGCCGTTGCGTACGAACCCCTCCGTCGTAGCGGGCGGTGGTGCTGCGGCATCGATCAGCGGCCACAGCAGGACCGGCGTCGGCGAGTCGGGGATATCGATGGCGTAGGCACTCGCGTGAACCTTGAGGGTGCACGGCCCGGGCTGCAGGTCGGGAGTGGTGAGGATGCCCTCCTCGGCCTGGACACGGTAGGTGCGGGTGGTGACGACGCCGGCGCCGGTGGGGTCGGTGCCACGAATGATGGGGACATGAAATTTGAACACCGTCATGTCGTCGGCGCCCTCGATGTCGCGGACGTTCGCGGTGAGGATGGTCATCGACTACACCTCGTTTCGGATGTCGGCGGGTGCCTTGGCGACGATCGGGCAGGCGGGGACGCCGCAGGTGAGGAAGTCTCGGATCACTCCGGTCTTGCGCCGGTTGTCCTTTTCCAGGGCATCGACCCGCTGCTCGGCTCCGGCGACGCGCTGCTCAAGGGCGCCGATCTGCGCGGACATGGGGGCGACGAGAGAGGCGGCAGCGGTGGCGATGGTCTGCGCTGCTTCGGCGTCGAGCTTCCCCGACTCGGATCGGGTCTTGCGCAACGCGAACACGCCCCCGACTACCGCGGTCAGGACGGCGCCGAGGCCGATCGCGCCGAGGGCCTGGAGCACTGTCACCCGGCCACCGCCGGCGGGTTGGGGTGGCCGTCGCTGGGTCCGGGTGAGACGTGGCGGGCTGCCAGGGTGTTGCCGCCGAACCCAAGGATCGCGGCGACCAGGAGGAGCACCACCTGCATGGTGTCGGCGGCGACCAGGCCGATCGCAGCGAGGCAGAGTCCGAGGGCGCGGGCGATGTCGTACGCCCACGCCCTCCGCTCCGGCGTCATCTTGGGAAGTCTCATCACTTCGCCTCGAATCCGTCGATGCCGAGCTTGTGCCCGATAGCCGCGAGAGCGTCAACCACCGTTCGGTTGCCGAGCTGCTTCCATCCCGGGAACTCCCCCACGTTCTTCGATCCGGTCAGCTGCTCGTTGATGTTCTGCTCGTGGTTCATGCCGCCTCCTGCGGGTGGTGTGGGGTTCATGGCGGCGCGCACCATGTTGAGGAACACGTCGTGCGGGAAGTTCGGGCCGGGGTCGGTGTGGTCGGTGCCGCCCCATGCCCGCGTAGCGTCATGGGTGGTGACGCCGGGCAGGCTGTTGACGCCGACCCATCGGATCGGCCAGTTGTGGGTCTTGTGCCAGTGCGCGATGACGGTCGCGCCGGCGCGCAGCATCTTGTCCTGTGCGAGCCACTGTTCGCGGGTCCAGTCGGCGCGGGCGGTGAAGCACAGGTGCAGGAGCAGGTTGTTGCCCTGGTTGCCGGACGACCACGTGATCCAGTCGTCGGAGTTCTCCCGCAGGCGCTTTCCGGTCAGGTCCACGATCACGTGGTAGGAGCCGGTCTGCGAGTTCAGCTGGTAGTTCGCCAGCCCTTCGGCGCCGATGTTCGGGTTCCCCTCCGACGTGTGCAGACACGTGCCGAGGAGACCGCCGATTGAGCGCGGCCCGCCGAAGTTGAATCGCGGCGCCCAGTCGATATCGAAGTAGGTCACGGGTTGCTTCCCCTTTCGGGCGTGGTGATCGTGTATCCGCCCGCGAGCTGCAGGGCGAGCGCGTGATTCGGTTCGTCGGTGGTGTAGGTGCCCGGCTGGGGGCGGACTTCGCGGCCATAGACGACGCCTCCAGCAGTGCCCAAGACGACGGTCATCTGTCCGGGCTGCCCAGCCATCCGTGGGCGGTGGTAGACGATGAGGTGGTCAGTCCCCTGGATGGGTGGGTCGATGCGGTACAGCGTTGCCAGGCCAGCGAACCCGGGCAGCCCGTCGACCACCATTTCAGCGGTAGCCATGCGGCCTCCTATGCGGTCGTCGTGAAGTTGATTGGTGCGGAGAGTTCGGAGACGTTGTCGCCGATGTCGACTGCCTGGACGCGGACCTGGTAGGCGGTCGAGGCGGCGAGACCGACGAAGTCCCAGGACGTTGAGGTGACGACGCCGTAGCGCTCGCCATTGAGGTACATGACGTAGTTCTTGACGGCGACGTCGTCGATCGAGGCGTTCCAGGAGACGTGCGCGGTCGTCTTGCCGACGCCGGATACGGCGAGCCCTGTAGGAGTGGACGGCGGGATACCCAGCGTGTCCGCGAGATACGCGGTGACGAACACTGCGCCGCCCGCACCATTGCCAGACGTGCCGCCACCCTGAGTTCCCATGCCGCGGCCGCCGCCGGGCGCTGAGGGCCAACCTCCATGACCAGCAGAAGCGCCAGCCGAGAAGACACCCCAGCCACCGCCGCCGCCGCCACCTGCGCTGCCAGTGCCGATCTGACCCGCCGAGATGGAGAATCCGTGGCCGCCGGGGTGGCCGTGGCCGCCGGTGCCGTTGGCCCGCTGGCCGCCCGACGCACCAGGCCGGAATGGTCCAGCCGACCCGTCCGCGCCGTTCGTCGCTTCGCCACCACCGTTGCCGCCACGCATCATGAACGTCCGCGACCCGGAGCCGTAGTTGCTGTTCGTCGCCGCGCCCGCAGTGACGAACGTGCCGAACCGCGACACCCCAGGCGTCCCACCGGGCCCGGCACCGGCGCCGATGGTCACCGAGATTGCCGGCGGAAGATCCTCAAGGTCCGTACCGGCGAAGGTGGCCCGCTCCCAGCCGCCGGACCATCCGCCAGCACCAGGCGCACCAGACGGCTGTGTGCCGCCGGTAGCGCCAGAGAGGACGTCAACCACGATCTTGTACGCGGCGGGATGCTTCGGCCACACAGCAGCCTCGCTGTACGTGTACAGCAGGGCGCGCTCCGAGCCGATGATGATCTCGTCGATGCGGTTATCGAGCCGAACCACCTCGCCACCGAACAGTTGCGCGGAGATGAACTCGGACTTGAAGTTCTCGTGCGCGGTGTCGAAGCTGCCGATACCGCCGAGCTTCTGGTTCTTCCACGCGGCCTCGTTCAGACCGTCAAGGCCGGACAGGTCGTCATCGAATGTGCCCTCGGGATATCCGCCGCCGGGGACAGTCACGACTCGCCCCCATCCTTGAGTGCCGGGTCGTCCGGGAACTCCTCCTGCAGGCGGGCTAGCATCTTGCGCCGGATGTCCTTGCTGACTGTGGACAGTTTCTCGCCCAGGACGTCCCGCCCCGGTTCCGGTTCGTCCGCCGGCACCCACCGGCCGCCGCCGCCCATCATGAGATCCTCGGTGGCGTCGATGCGGTACTTCTTCTTCGGCGGCTCGCGGTGCCCGCAGTTCGGGCACTGCAGCATTAGCCCGCAGTCGATCTGATGTGCGGATACCTTGCGCCAGAACGGAATAGGCCACACCAGGGGAGCGCCGATGACATCAGGCAGTCCGAGGTAGGTCCAGAGGAACACCTCCTCTGGGTCGCTGAGGTCGCACTTGTCGATCGTGGGCAACTCTTTGTCGTTCATCAGATCAGCCCCATTTGCTTTAGTCCGGACACCAGTTTCTGAATCCGCTTGAGTACTTGTCCGAACGCGTCGACCGGGTCCTTCGATCCGAGCTTGATCGCGAAGGCGGGCGCCTTACCGACCGATGCCGAGAGCCGTAGCGACTTCACCCGCGGCGCCTCAACCCGACCCGACCTGTCGCCCTCGGTCTGCACGAGGATGCGATTGCCGAGGTCGAAATGCCCGAAGCCCTTGGCGCCAACCAGCCACGGTGCGCCGTCGACGATTTCCATGTCCGCCGAGTACTTCGTCTCGGTCGCCAGCATCGCCTGGCGCAGCACGAGGGTGGCCGACAGAGTGAATGCCTGATCGGCTCCGTCCACCCACAGCTCGTAGAGGCTCATGTCGGACAGGTGCGTCGACCGGTTGATCAGGTAGACGGTCATGAACGCGAGCAGCGTGTCTTCGTACCAGGGGCGCAAGAGGGCGTCAGCGGCACCCCCTAGAGGTGGTACGAACGGAATCGCTGCCAGTGCATCGCCAAGGGCCTGCACCGCCGCGGAGATGAGTTCGTTGACGCCGGGCATCGAGTGCCCGCCGCCAGTGAGCCGATGACCTCGCGCAAGCTTGATGTTCGCGGACTGCGACACCACGCCAGGCGACCCGGCTGGATAGAACACGTACGGGCCTCTCGGCTCCGTACCCAAATAGCCCGGCACCTGATACTGCGGGATCGGCGGGATGCCGACGATGGCTTGCTCGGAGTTTTCGATGGGCAGTGATCCGCCGCCGATACCCTCGACGAGCGCGGACACGAAGATGCGGATCAGTTGACCGATGCCTTCGAGGAGTCCGCCGGAGGTGTTCGGTGTCAGTCCGCCGGAGTTGTTCTCGAACCAGACGACCAGGGTGCCGTATGCGACCTGGGCGCCGGGCCACGGCAGGGCGTCGCCTGGCATGTAGCGGCGCCACCGCAGCGTGAGGTCCGCGTCGTCCAACATCGACTCGGCGCACTCATGGAATGTCTTGAACCGGGACAGCACGAGGCCGGTGGTCGTGCCTCGCGTCGCCGCGGTCTCGTAGTCCAGCGGCTTGAGGACGATCGGCCAGTTTCGGTAATCGGCGGACCCGTCGGCGAGCGGGTCCATCCACCCCATGCCCGACGGCCGTCCGTGCGCCCGAGCCAGGTTCAACTTGAGCGCCGTGCCAAGAGCCCAGTCGGTAGGGCCTCCAAGCATGAACACCTTGAACGGCTGGAAGCCCGCCGGGGTGGACGGCGTCGCCCACAGGTGACGCCACTTCAGCTGCTCGTAGTCGCTGAGGAAATTAGCGGTGACGATGGACTGCCCGAGGTCGTTCGTCGCCATCGTGACGTTGTCGAGGAACCCCGACCAACGACGCCCGACATAGTCGACGGTGACGAGGACGTCGATCGTCTCGCCCCGGTCCTTGCGGCCCTTGATGTCCCAGAGCCACTGGGCTTCCTCATAGTCGGCGTCGATCTTGACAACACCCGGGCCGGTGTCGTTCTCGTTGTCGAGCCAGTCGTACTCGTTCTCACATCGTACGATGTACTGCAGCTGGTCCGACTTCTTCCCGGACCACAGCTTGATCACGGGAGCGATCAGCCGGAACGCCTGCAGTTCCGCTTCGCGTGCGCGGACCGCGGCGAGTCCGTCCGCGCACGCCTGCTCAAGAGCAGTCGCCATCATCTACCTCCGTGGCAGTTTGACCAGAGTCGCGGCTGATGCAGCTCCGCCCGAGCCCCGCCAGCCGGGGCGCCAGTCACAGAGATCGGGAGCAGCGTCTTCGGGGTGTGCGGGGGGATGGTGTGCATGAAGTAGTAGCCGCCGCCGACCTGGCCCATGACGTTGATGCCGTTGGCCGACTGCATCATCACGTGCATCGGGTCGAGTTGGATTGTCAGCGTTTGCATCGCGGTCGTGACGGGCTTGAGGGGGATAGTCCTCGTCCCGTACGCGCCGCCCGGGACTCGTTTCCGCGGCTGGCCTGTCCATGACACGTCAGGGACCGTCCAGGTTCCGGGCGTGAGCACCCATGTCTGGAACATCTCGACGTCGGTCGGATTCGACACGGCGATCGTGCCCGACCCGGACGTTCCCGACGTCTCCCAATGAGTGACGTCGGTCTTGGACTCCCAGAACGGCTGCGCAGCACGCAGCTTGTAGAAGATGTTCCCGTACTGCAGGCGGTCCGGGCTCATCTCGGGCGCGAAGGCCGGTTCCTCGAACATCTGCACCGACAGGGTGCGGGTGTCGTCGTCGTTCTCCACCGCGATCCGAGCCAGCGTGTCACCCTCCCACCAGGGATCAAGATGGTAGGTGAAGCAGGATCGCAGCAGATCGTCCGTTTCCTGCCAACGCTGCCCGTCGCTGCCTCGGGTGCGGAATCCGAGTTGCATGTCGCGGTAGGGGTTTTCGAGCCCGGCGAATGACCCTCCGCGCTGGCGGCGTGCCCTCTTCCATTCGGTGGTCGTTGGTGCGTGGTAGAAGTTCTCCACCTGCCCCTTGCCGAGGCGGACACCTTCGGCGCCCGCCCCGTCGCCACCGACATGCAATTCAGGTCCACCGCCAGCGCCAAGGATGGAGACATTGAGCGTCACGGCGTTGCACCTCCGAACTGCGCAAGCAGTCTCTTGTTGAGCTCCTCGAACCTTCGGAGCTGTTCCTGGTCGCTGGACACGGTGACGTGGTTTTCGATCTGCACGCCGGGTTGCCATTGCTGGGCGCCTTGGGTGACGTTGCCGGCGAACTGGCTGGCGGCGTCGCTGACCTCGGGGCCCATTAGTGCGCCGAGGAATCCGCCGGGCTTGGGGAGGCCCCATGCGGCGGCGAGGTCCGGTCCTGCCTGTTGCGCCCAGTCGGACAGCCGTTGCTGCGGCGTCGGCGGCGCGGTGAACGACGTCGCGGGCGCAGGCGCCGAACTACGGCCCCCGCCACCTCCACCGCCGCCGCCACTCGAGGGTGATGGCGCAGACTTGGCCGTCACCTCCGCGGAGGCGCCGGACGGCCAGTTGGTGACAAACACCCGCTGCCCGTCCGTCGACAACGACACCCCCGAATCGGTGGTACCTGTCGCGCCGCCCTTGAGCTTGTCGCGCTGCTTCTCGAGCATCTCGCGGCGTTTCGTGGCGTCCGCCTTGCTCGGGCCGGAGGCGTTGAGTTCGGCGGCGAGAGCGTCCTCGACCATCCGATCCGCCTGCGCCAGTTGATCGGAGGTGGGGTTACCGCCTCCCGATGCGCCGGGCCAATGCCACACCTGCGGGAACGACGTAGCACCATTGGCGCTTCCGCCGTACTGCACACCATTGGACCCATCGTTTTCGATAGGCACTCCGAAGAGGTCGCCGCCCATGTGGCCGTTCTCGCCGACGCCACCGTTGGTGCCGATGGAGAAGCCGTCAGGGTCGTAGCCCGGCTCCCAGCCCATCGCCGCAAAGTCGCTGTCAGTGGTGAATCGAACCGATTGCCCGGTTCCGGCGTTGAACACCTCGGACAGGTAGCTGGAGCAGTCGTTGGTGCCGTAGACGTAGGCTTCGCCGTCCTTCGACTTCGCCACGTTTACCGCGGCGTCGCCGTCGAAGACGCCGCCGTTTTCCATCTTCACCAGCCCGAAGCCGAACCGCTTGGCGACGTCCGCGAGGATCGCCGTCGAACGGCCACGCTTCGACGGGGCGCCGGGGATGAACGCTTCCCAGCCTGTTTCGCCTTCGGCCCACTGCACCAGACCTTTGCCGCGGCCAGGCTGGATGATCGCCTCGTCCGGCAGCTTGCCGTTGGCGTACTCGCGGACACCGCCGTTCGCCTCGACATCCTGGATTGCTGGTCCGACGAAGCCCTCCGGCACACCAGCAGCATCGCGACGCTTCTTGATGTCGACCCAAACCGTCATTGAGCGCTCACGCTCGAGGAACGCCGTCATCGAACGGTTAGCCGGATCGGTGTCCGCCTCGACGATGACCGTTCCATCAGGCAGGGTGGTCACCTTCATCCCGAGGGCTGTCAGGTTGTCGACGGCATCCTGCGTGAGGGCCTTGGTGTGGACGGTCTTGTCATCCGGGACGTCGATGACCTTGCCCTTGAGAACGTCCAAAGCCGAGTGCGCTTCGGGCATCCCAGGCTGCCGGATCTGCGTCTCCACAAGATCAGGGACCAGACCGAGCGTGTTGATGTAGTCCAATGCGCCCTGGTTGGTCATCCCAGTCGCCATCAACTGCCGGATCAACGCGTCACGGTTGGCGTCGTACTGCCCGGTCAACTGCTCGATGGTGGCTCCAGATTCGAGGCCGGTCCGGGTCTGCGCCTCAAACTGTCCGACCAGGCCGCGGAGCTGGGCTTCCATCTGCACCTGCGCAGGCACGGAACGGTCGATGGCGCCGGACCAGTTCTGCAGCTGGAGAGTTGACCCGTCGGCGGCAATACCGACATCGGCGATGGTTTTGTTGACCTTCGTGATTTCGTCGTTGAACGCGGCGGACATCTTGAAGTCGCCGCCGAACTCGTTGAACCTCGCCTGCTGCTCGTCTAGCGCGGGGATCAGCTTGTTGCGGATCGCGTCGGCGCCTTGAGTCATGGCGCCTTCGATGCCTTCGCCAGTGCCACGGACAGAGTCGGCGAGGTCGCGGATTTTGTCGGCCCCGTCGCCATCAACAAGCAAGTTGAGGCCGGGGATGGCGGAAGCAACTGCGTCGATGCCCTGAACCAAAGAGGCAAGGCTGTCGAGGGTGCCGGCGACCATGTCGCCCGCGGACCCGGCGAGGTCACCGAAGCCCTCCATGCCCGACGCGACGAACTCAAGGATCGACTGTGCCGCCTCGAAACCAGCGTTGCCGACGTCGATGAAGAACTGCACGACCCCAGCACGGTTGTTGCTGATCTTGTCGGCCCACTCGGCGATCTGCGGGCCGAACGCTTCCGCGAGAGACGCCTTCATGCCGTCGGCGACCATCGAGATGGACCGCATGGCGCCCTCGACAGAGGTGGCCGCATTTCCGCCCATCACGTCGATAGCGCGCTTCGCGGCGCCCTCGTAGTCATTCATCGACTTCGTCGCGGTGTTCAAGTCCATCGCAAACAGCGCTTGGCCGAGATCCTCAGCCTTCGTGCCGAACAGAGCCACAGCAGCGGCGTTCCGGGCCACAGGGTCTTCGATCTGACGAAGACCGTCGAGAACCTGACGTAGGCCATCGGAGGCATCGGCGCCGCCGTTTGCGATCTTCGCCGTCATCTCCTCGGCCGACAGCCCAATAGCTGCGTAGCCTTCGGCGCTCGACTTGCTTCCATCGACAGCACGGATGGCGAACTCTTTCAAGGCATCAGCCGCTGTGTCGGTATCGCGAGCGCCAGCTTTGAGTGCCTGGGACATCAGGCCGATTGACTCAGCACCCGACAGTCCCAACTGACGGAACTGCGTGCCGTATTCGTCGATGGTGTCGAGCCAGTCTTCGGATGCGTTCAGGCCCATCTGAGTGCCCTTGACGATGAGGTCAAACGCGTCCTGTGCATCGGCAGCCATGCCGGTCTTGAGAGCCTGGCCTGCTGATCGGGCGACCCTCGGGATGTCCTCGCCGATAATTGAAGCGACACCGTCGAGGCTGTTGATCATCTGCTCGGCGTCACGCTGCGTCGATCCGGGGTCGAGGAGGCCAGTCTGTAGGGCCGCCTTCGCGGTCTGCAGGTTTCCGTTCACGGACTCGCCGAACGCATCGGCGTAAGACTCTCCCGCGGCGAGACCGAACTTGCGGGCCTGGTCCACAGTGAGCCCGGTCTGCGCCTGGAACAGGTCGCGGTCCAGTTCGGCCTGCATGCCGTCCTTGATGGCCTGCGCGAGCGCAGCGCCCGCGGCAAGGCCGAGGACGGCGATGCCGAGGATGGACCCAGCGACCGGGCCAGTCTTCGACGCCAGGCTGCCGAGTTTGTCGGAGAACCCTGACAAGAAGTTAGTGCCGACACTGTCGCCGGCGGCCTTTGCGCCGTCGCCTGCGCTGGACAGGCTGGTGCCAAGCTTGCCGACCTCCGAGGTGGCCTTGCGTGCCTCGGTGCCGACGGCAGACAGGTCGGTGACGGCCCGCTTGGCGGAGCCGCCGACCTTGTCGACGTCGGAGGATGCGGAGCCGAGCCGGGTGAGGTCCTGCCGCGCATCAGCTGCGCCCTTGCCGAGCTTCGCGGTGCCGCCTGTCGCGCCGAGGATCGCGGCGTCGATGTCCTTCGCGGACTTCTTCGCGGTGTCAGCGAGTCCGGTCAGGTCCTTCTTGCCCTGGTCGATACCGCGGGTGAATCGGGTGTCGTCGATTGTGAGGCGGGCTACGAGTTCGCCAACGTCCAGCGCCAAGGGTCAGCCCTCCCAGGGGTTACTTCTTCTGCTTGGTGGCGAGCATTTCGGAGACCTTTTCGAGGTCGACCATTCGCCCGAGGTGTGCCATGCCCCAATGGATTTCGGCCATGTCGGGGGTGAATCCGAAGTGCAGGATGGCGGTGCGGCCGGCGTGCAGGATCATCGGCCACGGCACCTTGTCCGCGACCATCTCGTCGAACGCGTCACCGAGGACCTTGACGACCTCGGCGCGCTGAACGAGGGACGGCAGACCTGCGGTGACGACCTCCTGCTGCACCCGCTCGGATTCGTCGTAGTCCAGGGCGGCGATGCGGTATGTCTTGCCGCGGATCGGCAGGTGCAGGTCGGGGTCGAAGAACGTCTCGAGGTCCTTGAGCGCCATCACTGGCCTTTCGGGTTGAGGAGGGCGTGTAGCCGCGTCGATGGGGTGGTGGCGAGTGCGCCGAGGCGCAGTTGCAGCCACCGCCACGAGCGGGCGTGAAGGACGCCGGATTCGACGTCGATGCCCATGTCTTGCAGGTCGAGCTCGATTGCCCGCCAATGCGTGAGGAAGTCAGCCCACGTCGCAAGAGTGAGGGGGCCGCGGGCCTGACCGGGGGTGGGGTTGTACCAGTCCCTTACGCCGGTCGCGGGGTCGTACGGGCCGCCGCCAGGATCGTCCGGTCCGTACGTTCCGGGCGCCGAAAGATCCTGCGGAGCTTCTCCCCCATCGCCGTCTGTCTTGGTGATGGGGGTATCGGATTTCCCGGCAGTCCGCCGCCTTCCCAAATCTTCTGGCCGAGGGCTTCGGAGTGCCCGAACCAGAAGATCGCGGTACGTCCAGCTACGGCGATCTTCGGCCAGGACACGCCATCGTCGAGCATCTGCTGGTAGGTGTCGCCGAGCATCTGCACGATCTCTGCGCGCTCGCGTTCGTCGTTCAGGCTGATGCCGTCGACGAAGATGCGCTGCAGGTGCAGGCCCTGCCAGGCGGTGCATTCAATGGCGTAGTCGGTTCCTGCGATGGGGAGGTGTAGTGCCGGGTCCATGAGGTCGGCGAGGTCTTGCATCAGGTCGCCTTTCGGTGCAGGCCACTGAGGGCGCCACCTTGAATGGGTGACGCCCTCAGTGAGGCCAGGATCAGGAGACGGTGATGGTGCCCGACGGGGTGAGGCCGGAGCCGGTGCCCGACAGGACTCCGGGGACGGTGACGGTCAGGCCGCCGGCGATGGTGCCGGTGACGGTGGCGTTGCCCGAGCCGACGGTCGACAGCAGCTCGAGGGCCGTCTTGATCGCCGCGGCAGTGGCGTTGTAGGCGATGCCTGCCGTGGTCTGCCCGGCGACGGTCAGGGTGAAGGTGCCCGCGGTGAACGGGCCGCCGGTGAAGGTGACGGTCTTCGGCTGGCTGGGCTTGGTGATGTCCTCGGGCTTGCCGTTGCCGGACAGGGTGAACGAGAACTCCTGCAGGGCGTTCGTGCCGGACGCCGCGCTGTCCGTCCACTTCACGGTGCACTCGCACTGGTGCGCGTCCGGCAGCGCATCGCGTCGGAAGATGCGGGCCTGCACGTAGTTCTCGGAGCCGGTCTTGCGGCCCTTCTGGCGGAGGAAGTTCTGGCCCGGGTCGTCGACGAAGCCGACGCTGTCGTCACCCTTCCGCTTGCCGGAGCCTTCGATGCGGAATGCGAGGCCGGTCACGATGGACGAGGCGTAGCCCTCCGAGTCGATGTCCGAGGTGTCCTCCTCGGAGCCCTCGAAGATCGGGGACACGGAGGTGAGGCCGCGGACGGGGGTCCAGGTGCCGGTGGCGGTTTCGACTTCGAGCGCCCAGTCGCGGGCGAGAGTTGATGCGAGGGACATGGGTGTCTCCTAGGAGGGGTTGAGGGTGAGGGTGTAGCTGTCGGGGCGGGTGTAGCGGCCGTTGGCATCGGGTGCGTTCGGGCCGGTGATGTGGCGCCGACAGAGCAGCACCTGCACCCCGTTCGGCAGCGTGAAGTTGCTGCGGTCGTGGAGGTGTTCGAATACGTCGTCGGCGAGGCGCGGCGTGGTGTGTGGGTTGCGGCCCGCCGTGCGGAATCGCATCTGCACGTAGAGGTCCGGGCTGTCGTCGTCGCGTTCCCGGTCGTCGTTGTAGGTGTTGATGAGGACGGCCGTGTCCGGCTTGTCCGGCAAGGTGCCGAAGAAAACCGCTGGCAAGCCTTCGCCGGTGTAGATGCCGGTCGGGCTGTACCGTGCCAACCCGGCCGCGGCGAGGTGTTCGGCGAGGCCAACCACGAGGTCAACGCTGTACGCCTTCATGTGGCCTCCCTTGAACGACGAAAGCCCCGCCGGATCGGCAGGGCTTTCGATGTGGGGCTAGGTCAGGCGATCGTGCGAGCGCCCTTACTGAGGTTGCACCTCGCATGGGAGGGCTTGATGTTCTCGGCAATATGAGGTCCACCCTTAGACAGTGGGATCACATGGTCGAAATGGAGGTCGGACACGTCCGCGATGTCGCCGTCGCAGATATGGCAGACCATGCCGTGTTCGGCGAGGATCAACTCGTAATCAACAGGATCGCCGTCGGTCGCCCGACGCCTGCGGGCGTTCTCCCGGTTGCGCATCTTCCAGAGTTCCGGATTCTGCTTCCTCCACCGGTCGGACACTCCCGGATTCCGGCGCCTGTACTCGGAACTGACCTCTCGGTACTTCTCCGGGTCGGAGTCATAACGAGCTTTACGCTTGGCCTTGAGTTCGTCGTAGTTGACCGTGTAGAACTCCTGCCAGCGCTCTTTCCAGTACTCCGGACGAGCCTCTCGGTACGCCTTGTTCTGCGCGTTCTCCCTGACTTTGTTCCGACGGTAGTAATCGCGGCGAGAGCATCGCTTACACATTCCCGACTTGTTTCGCGTGGGATGGACAGCGGTATCGCAGCCGTCGAATGAACAGGTAGAGTTGTCCATATCATCGCTCCTTGTAAGCGGTGGTCACGGCCCCGGACTGTTGGCGCAGTCGCGGGGTTTTCTAGTGCCTGATTCTACCCGAGTTGTCGACGAATCGACTCTGCAATCACCGCTGCTACAGTCCATTTCGTAGCCACGACTGCATTTTCAAGGTACTTAGCCTCACCCTCAGGGTGGTGGCTGCCGAGGTTCTCGTGGACCACCACCGCGTATTCGGTGTCGAAATAGACGGCCGCCTCGAGGTCCTCTTGTGCGGTGCCTGCGCTGTTGCGGAGGACGCCGGTTTCGACGGGAGCCCGTTCGATGGCTTCCTGCTTCACGACCTCAGCGGCGTCGGCGAGGCCTTGCTCGGCGGCGGCGCGAATGGCCTGCAGGGCGCGGCTGGCGTCGAACGCCATCAGGTCAGGTCCACCGAGTAGTAGTTCGGGGTGCGGCCTGCGCCGTCGTGGTGTAGCTGCTCGGCGAGGACTTCCGCTGTCCGGCCACTGAACTCGGGCGGCAGGGTGATCTCTGACCCGGGCGGGATCAGCGCGGTCGACGCTGGCAGGGAGACGCGGGCTTCGGAGATGACTTCCGAGCCGTCCGGCGCCAGCACCTTCTTGCGCTTCGCGGTGATCTTCCCGACCACCGTCACGGGCGGATCGAACGCGGGACCGTACGGGCCTTCACCGGCCTTCCGCTTCACCTGTACCGGCCACCGCCACCACTGGGCGAGCGGATCGGTCACCATGACTGCACCGCCGACGACGCGAGACCCGCCAGACGCAGAATCCGATACGCCGACGGACACAGCGTGTCGAGGGAACGTGCCGCCTCCGCGGCGAGCTCTCCCGCGTTCGTGGAGACGGATGCGCCGTCGATGCTCGAGGCCGTGATCTTCTCCGGCAGTCCACCGGGGCCGGCGGCCGGGTCGATGCCGAGCCGGTCCCACTGTGCGGCGTGCGCGCAGGTGGCCTGCATCATCGCCTCGACGAGGTCGTCATCGGCTGGGAGTCCGGAGGGGATGGTGTCGTACACGTCGCAGCGGCACGCCGACGCGACGAGGATCGACGCCTCACGGAGGAGGATTGTGGCGTTGTCCGGTTCGGGCTGCCCCGTCCAGGTGGCGAGCTGTGCGGGTGTGGCGTACACGAGCACGACGAATCCTCCTCGGGGTGTTGGTGGTTGGCGCGCAGGACGCGCTGCTGCAGGGTGGAAAGGTCACGGGCGTTGCACACCCCAAGCGGCCTTCACGCAGTTCTGATGAATGTCTGCCCGTGCGTGTTGACGCGCCAACCATCAACGTCTTGGTCCCGCCTGCCCCGCGCCGCGATCAGGCGACGCGGGGGGCGGGCATCAGGTGTTACAGCTCAGCGGGCTTCCGCGTGGCGCGTTTGCGCTCCTCGACCACGTAGCCATGACGGGCGAAGTAGGCGAGCGCGTTCGCGTCGTCCGTCTCGCCCTTGCCGTCGACGAACTGCACGCCCGCGACGGCGCCCGTGTACCCCGCGACGGGGGTTTCAACAGCCGCCATCAGGCGACCTTGATGTTGCGGAACACGCTGGCCGCCTTGGTGGCCTTGAGCGCGACCGCGACGGGGCCGAGCTCGACCTCGCCCTTCTTCACCGCACCGGCGGTGGAGAAGTCGGGCAGCCACGTCTGCACGATCTGGCCGCCGGTGACCGTGACGGCGTGGAAGCCGTCGAGCCCGCCGCGGTAGGCGTACAGATCGGTCAGGCCGGTCTGCGCGGTGCCGACGGTCCGGTTCTCGACCGGGATGATCGGCGTGTTCGCGCCTGCCTGGTTGCCCGGGTCGGCGAACACGATTCCGCCGTAGGTTTCCCGCACGATGGGGCGGCCGCCGGCACCCATCAGACCCTCGACCGGGTCCTTGGTGTACTGGCCGGCGCGGCGGGCCGCGGCGCGGACCCGGGCGAGTGCCTTGGTGTTGCCGAGGATGACGGTCGGGGTTCCGTCGAGCAGCGACAGCCACTCGTCGATGGCGTCGAGGGCCTTGTGCTCGGCACGCGGGTTGGTGTCGAAGTCGGTCCAGTCGGTGACGCTGGTGGCCCGGAACTCGGTGGCGGACCCGGTCAGTGCCTTGTCGAGTCCGTCGAAGCCGTTGGCGTCGACGGCCTTGTCGCCGTTGATGACCTCGTCCTGGAACTTGGTGGTCGCGGCCTTGATCTTCTGCGCGAGGTTCAGCGACACCGCGGCGGAGGCGTTGGGGCCGAGCTTGGCGATCACGCGGTCCACCTCGAACGCGCCACCGAGGGGCGCCAGGTCGACGGTGAACGGTGCGGTCGTGACGTTCTGCGGCGTGTACTCGGTGTTGAGGGCACGGAACGCGGCGGTCGCCTGGGTGACCAGTCGCCGGTAGCCGTAGGTGAGTGTCGCTCCACCGCCGGCGGGGTTGACGGCGTCGTCGAAGATCAGGGAGTCGAGGACGGCGGATTCCTTGCGGAACTCGTCGATGACCGCGGGGTCGTAGTCGTTGAGGGTGTTGTTCTTCGCCTCGGCGAGAGTGGTGGGTGCCATTGGGTGCCTCCTGGGCGGTTAGGCGTAGTGGGCGCCGATGGCGCCGGTGAGGGTGGTCGGGGTGCGCTTCGGCTTTTCGCCTTCGACGGGGTTGCCGGAGCGGCCAGCCGGAGCGGGCTTGTTGCGTTCGGAGAGGGCCTTGGCGAGGGCGTCGACCTTGTCGGCGGGGATGCCGAAGAGAAGCTCGAGGTCCTTGTCGTCGGTGATGCCGTGCTTGCGTGCGGCGCGTTCGATGGCGAGCTCGGCGCGGGCCTCGTCGCGTTCCTTGGCGGTCTGCGCGGATTCTGCGGCGCGCTTCTCGTCATCGGTCATCTGCGCGGCCTTGAGCTTGGCGAGTTCCTTGGCGGCTTCGGCGTTGGCCTTGGCTCGGGCCTCGTGCTTGCGCGACTCGGCCTTCCAGTCGGTGTCGTCCGCCTTCGGCTTCTCAGCCGCGGGCGCCTCAGGGTCCGCGGGTACGGGGTCCTCGGCGGGCGGGGCATCGGGAGCCGGGTCGCCGGTCGCGATGCCGACTCCGTCTCCGGCGCCGATCAGCAGCCGGAAGCCTTCATCGGGCTGAGTGTTCGCCATGCGTTCTCTCCTTCGGGGTGATGCCATGCGGCGTTCGCCCCGGATGCCATGCGGCGGGGGCTGGTGGGTGGTGCGGTGTTGCAGTTCCGCCGTGCGGCGGGAGTCTTAGCGGGCGCCGGTGGCCTGTTCGCGGCGGCTGCGGCGCGGGAGGTCGTGTTCGGCGAGGTGGGCGCGCATGGTGGCGTTGAGGGCCTTGAGGCGCTGGGCTTGTTCGCGTTTCGCTGCCGGGGTGACGGCGACCGCGGCGCGACGCTTGCAGTCCCGGATCTGGCGCTCGAGGAACCGTTGCCGTTGCGTCGCCTCATACCCTTCGGGGTTCGGCTTCGTCGTGAAGGTGCGTGATGCGCCGGGGATGTAGGCGGTGACGGCATGGCGGCAGTTCGGATGCTGGAAGCCATGACGGCGGGCATCGGCGAGGGTCGCCTTGATCCGCACTTTCACCGCGGGGCCGCCGGTGGCGTTCGGTCGGATCACGGTGCCCGTCTCGCCATTGAGGCTGAGCACCTGGCCCTCGTAGGGCTGGCACTGCGGCGCCGGATTCGCGTGCGACGACACGACAATCAGGTTCTGTCCGCGCTCGAGCAACCTGTCCGCGTGGGCTGCGATGAGTTCCTGGTTGACGATGCTGCGGGACTTCATCTCCACATAGCTGGTCAGTGACCAGTTGCGTTGGCAGCTGTCACGGAACCCGGTGATGCCGCGCTTGGTGAGCTCGTCGAGCGCCTGCTGTGCGGCGTCGAGGCGCGTTCCCTCGGCCGTCGGCGCACCGAGCAGCCCGGGCCTGGTTGGGCGGGCGTGCGGGACGTCGACGTTTCGGGCTTGGATGTTCGCGACCACCTGCCCGTACAGCTCCCCCGCCGCGGACGGCAGGCGTTGGGTGGCGGTGGCGAGCGTGTGCCACGCCTCCCCTGTCGCCTGACGCGTCTGCGCCTCCCGCCTCGGGCGTTCCGCCTTCGGGTCGACCTCGTCGAGTTCGTCGAGGTCGTCGTCGGCTGCCTGCCTGCCGATCTCGGCCGCACCTGCAACGGCAGCGGTGACCATCGCAGGCATCGACGCCTGCAACTGCGCGGCCAACACCTCCGCCTGCCGCCGGAACTTGAGCATCTCCGCGGGCTGCCGCGCCTCCCACTCCGGGCTGTCAATGCCGGCGGCGATGGCCTCCGCCAACGCCGTCAGCAGCATGAGCTCAGCCTCGGAGTACATCGCGGTGAGCTCATTGGGGAGGCCGGCGGCGTCGGACGGGTCGAGCGCCATCGCCTACACCGCCTTCGGGTCGACCTCATCAGGCTCGTCGGATTCGTCTGACTGCTCGGGCGGCTTGGGTGGTCCGTCCGGCTGGAAGCCGAAGTCCGGTACCGGAACATCCGACGCCTTGTCGATCAGCTCGACCTCCTCGGCGACCTTGGTCTCATCCCAGTCCTCGTGGAGGTACGCGACCTTCGTCCGTGTCGACGCGGCGCCCGCATTCGCCCAGCCCTGCACAGTGCGGGACTTGGCCTCGTCGGATTCGCGGGCGAACTTCGGCCACTCCAACTCGAGGTCCTCGGTCGGGGCCTTGCCCTTGCCGGGGAACTTGATCGCATCCACCCGCAGGCAGGTGGTGGAAAGCGGGCCGAGCGCGCTGCCCCAGTGCCGGGCCTTCGCGGTCGTCGTCTTGACCGTGAGGTCCTTCTTGCCAGACGCCTCGGTCGCGGTCTGCGCGACCTCGTCAGACATTCCCAGCGAGACGGGGCTGTAGCCGGTCTTGCGGAGGACCTCGCGCAACAGGATGTTGCCGCCCTGGTCATGCTCGAGGACACGGATGGCGGGCTGGAAGAACTGGAACAGGGTGGTCGGATCGCCTTCGCTGTTGAAGCTGCTCCCGACCCTGGTGAAAATCTCCTGCCCGTCAGGCAGCGTGGCGCCGTTGCCGGGGCCGAGGTTCTGCAGGACCGACTCGGACGCGTACACCTTTCCGGCGCCGAGGCGGAAGTCGCGAATCAGCGAGGAGTAGATGCGGTCCAGCTCGTGGTAGCTGGGGATGAGGTCGGTGCTGATGTCGGCGCGGCCAAGGTGCTTGAGCTTCGGCTCGTGCCGCCACTCCGGGTTCGGGGTCACGTTCGGCACGTACGCGGCGGTGAGTTCCTTGACGCCGGTCTCAACGTGCGAGTAGCCGTCTGCTCCCAGGACGACCTTGATGCCCTTGGTGGCGGGATGGGCTGCGAGGTCCATCGAGCGGCCGAGGCTGGTGGCGGTGCCCTTGTAGAGGCCGTGGATCACGCGCTCCGACTCGTGGCGCTCGAGGTGGCGCCACACATCGCGGTCGTCGGAGCCGTCGAGCTCGGACCAGAAGGTGACGGCAACCAGGCGACCCCAGCGGAATTCGGGGATGGCGCGGTCGGCGTCAACGAAGTCCAGCCAGGTGTTCTCGGCGATGGTGTCGTCCCAGACGACCCGCTGGAAGCTGCCGGACAGTGCCGAGCACTGCTCCCCCGCCTCCAATAGCTGCGAGTGGAAGGTCGGGGTGTTGAAGATCAGGTCCGCTCGCGCCTGATCGTCGGCCGACACGAAGGTCACCGGCTCGTTGAACAGTTCCGACGCGGACAGCTTCGTGATGACACCGGCGATCGGCGCGTGATACCGCTTCGGCGCCTGCGCCGTCGGCGTCTGCGTGCGACCCCAGAAGGCGTCGTAGGCGGCGCGGGTACGGCCGACGACACCGGAGGGGCTGGCCTTGCGCTCGGCGCCATAGTAGGCGTTGAGCTTGTCGGGGTCGCCTTCCCACCACACCTGGGATTCGGCGGTGCGGGCTTGGACCTTGGCTAGCTCCGCCGGCGGCCATGCCGTGTTCGGCTCTGGAAGGCTCACGCGGCCACCTCGATTCGTTCGTCAGGCAACGCCTTCGCGGCGTGCAGGTTCGGGATGAATGGCTGCCACATCGGGCGGGAGGTGGCGACCGCGTAGCGGAGGGCATCGACAGCGTGATCGTTGAGCTTCACCGGCGCGTCCTCCCCCTTCTTCGCCGCCTTCTTGTCCCACACGTAGCCGGGGATCTCCCCGAGGAGCTCGGTGCACGTGTGGTGGATGAGCAGTTGGTCGGTGGAGAGCAGCGCGGAGACGAGGCCGATGCCAGCACCGACCTTGTTGGCTGCGTTGGCGTAGTTCGTGAAGCCGTCGCGCTGTAGCTGCACCTTGAACTCGGCCGCGGCCGGGTCCACGAACAGGTAGTCGGGCGTGTCGGTGGCGATGAACTCCCGCAGACTCTTGGATCGGTCGGCGGTGGTGCCGTTTCCGGGCGCCCACTCGGCCATTGCGTACAGCCGGTTATCGACACCGAGGCCGAGCTTGATTCCTCGAGTCGGGTTGGTGGTGCCGTAGTCGATGCCGACGCAGAGGATTCGCTGCATGGCCGGCAGTGTCTCGACGACGTGGCGCTTCGGGTCGAACGACTCGTAGATGACGCCGTCGGCCATCGTCCACAAGCCCTTGATGAAGCGGTCATGCCAGAGTCCGGTGTACTGCCGCGAGAGGTTCTCGATGTACCCCTCGGGCAGGTGCGCCCGGTTGTCCTCCAGGTTGAAGTGGAAGATCCGGTGCCCCATCTCGGCGGCCCGGTCGATGTAGCTCACCTTGAGCGGGTGCTTCGGCCCATCCGGGTTCGTCGTCGCGCCCATCCACGCGCCGGCCACGGAATGCCGGGACACGAGCATGTTCACGAACTCTTCGGCCATCAGGCTGATCTCATCGCAGTACGACAGCTTGATGGTCATGCCGCGGATGATCGCCTCGGAGCGCACATCGGATGCGCCGATGACATGCACCGTCTGCCCGAAGATCGTCGCCGTCGGGGCGCCGCGGTTGTAGCTGATCTGCTCCGTGAGGGCACCGAACATGGCCGGCTCCATCAGTGGGGCGATCAGGTTGCGGTAGACGGTGTCTCGAGTGCGGCCGATGACAACGATCTCGCCCGGGAGGTCGGCGAGTTCGGCGACCTTCATCAGGAACTTCCACAGGCTGCCGACGGTCTTGCCGGATCGGACGGCTCCGTGCCAGAGGTTGATCTGCGATTTGGACGCGTCGGCCTCGGCGCGGGCGATGGAGAGGACCTGCTTGCGGGACAGGGGTAGGCGGTCGAGGATGCCTGCGGCGTGGCCGCGGGTCACTCCCCTGCCGCCTCGTCGTCGAGTTCGGCGGCGAACTGGGCGAGCGCTTCCTGCATCTGCACGAGCACACTGGCTGCGGCGTCGGCGTTGTGGCCGGCGCCCATGCGGGTCAGGTTCTCGTGGGACTTGATGAGGCGTTCGACGGCCGCGGTGAACTCTGCGGTGGCTTTGGCGTCGGGGAGGTCGAGTTTGATGGTCTGCGGCCCGGCGGGGGTGGAGGCGACGAACTCGTAGGTGTCCCAGATGCGTTCGCGCATGGCGATGGCGTCTGCCAAGAGGGCTTCGGCTAACACTGCGCGTTGCGCGGAGAGGCGTTCGCGGGTCTTGTCGTTCATCACGGCGACGGCGGGGCTGATGTTCCAGAGCAGGCCGAGGCGTTTGGCCCAGCGGGACACCATGTCCTGCGAGATGCCGAGGGTGCGGCTGATGTCGGCTTGCGAGGTGCCGATGGCGTGGCCTTCGCGGATCGCCGCTTCAATCTCGGGGGTGAGCTCCTGCTTGGGCGGCATCGGGCCTCGCAATGGGTCTGGGGTGCGCAGTCCCGTGCGGGTCTACGTGCGCCCCGTGCGGGGCAACTGGTCGAGCAGCCGTGCCATTTGTGGCTCGAGCACGGCGAGGGCGGCCAGGTTGTCGTCCCGCCTGGCCTGGCGGATCTTGGCGAGCACGTCTTGGATTTGATCGTGCAGGCTGGGCATCACTGCACCGCCCCATGTGAGGTGCGGTCTGCGATGCGGGCTGTGATGGCTGCCTTCTCGGTGAGGAGGTCAGCGATGGCGTTGGGGTTGCCTGCTTCTCGCGCTTGTTCGAGGCGGTGTTCGGTGTCGTAGAGGAGGGTGTAGAGGCTGGTGGTGTCCATGACTACCTCCCGCTGTCGATGTCCTCGTGCAGTTGGTGACGCCACGGCGCTGGGCTCGGTGGCGTTGGCAGTTGCGGGGCTGACGCAAGGAACAGCGCCGTGAGGTGATCCATGTAGTCGCGGGTACTGGCGTACGACCACATGTCGCTCATCGGAGGATGATCCAGCGGAGGATGGCGTCGATGCGTGCGGTGATCCAGTCGAGCATCAGACCTCCTGGGGTTTGGGGATGCCCGCGACCAGCCGGGAATGGGGGGTAGCTGGTCGCGGGCATCTGGTTCCCTCGGCGTGCGCTGGCGAGCTGCAACAGCCGGAGGGGCGGCACTTCCCCTGAGGGGTTCGCCGGAGCGGGAAAGGCGCTCGGCGCGGTGTGCCGCAGTCTGGGGTTCGGAGTTGATAGTTCAGCGTGGATCAGGAAGATCCACGAGGCTCTCAGCAATGAAGTCGGCGTGCTCGACGCGATCGAGTTCGGCCTGCCGATTCAATGCAGCTGCGATCCTCATTTCAGCGTGCTGAATGTCGGAGTTGTCGCCGAATAGCGCCGCTCGGTTGTACGCCTCTCGCGCTTCGGCTAACTCAACCCCAGGACCGCTCAGGACAGACTGCCGATGGCCGGTACGACGTAGTCGAGGACGTACGGCGCCAACGCCTTACCGATCGTCCACACCGCACCAGCAATGGTGATGACGTCGTCGAGGTCGATCGATCCGATCATGGTGTCTCCTAGGTGTTGCGCCCGAAGAGCTTTCGCGCCGGGGCTTCGTTCATGTTGATGGTCATGTTGATGACGACTGGCTGCACCGGGTCTGTGTCGGCCTGTTGGTCGAGGGCGTCGGCCATGTTGCGGAGGACGCGGGCGGTGACCGCGGTGGAGAGCTTGGCGAGATGTTCGATCAGATCCATGCTGACCTCCCAGAAGTAGGCTCCGGTACGACGCCCCGGAACGGCGACCATAGGCACCTTCATACGTGCCGGGCAGAGTGGCCCATGCTCCCCTGGCGGGATTTGAACCCGCACCCTCGCAAGGGGCCTTCGTGCTCCGTACGTCTACGGCGAAGCGCAATGCCAATTCAGCTACAGGGGTTCCTAATCGGTGAGGTTGCCGCTACGAAGCAGCTCCTAGCCGACAGGGATTGCGGTGCCCGCCCTTTGCCTCCGCGTCACTGACCAAGGCGAAGTGGTAGGGCTGGGGCGGACACGCGAAAAGCGAGCCACCCCCGAAGGGACAACTCGCTTTCAGCGACAGCGTATCACATACCCGACCCCACGCAGGTCACGCGCTCTCGACGTGATCTGCTGGCCATTCATTCCCCAACCTGAATCCACACCCCGAGCAGGTCACCACAAGAACCTCTTCCTCAAACCCTGAGGCCATGTACTTCAGCGTTCCCATGTGGCCCGTCGACCATGAGAGGACTACGCCAGGCGGCCACCCCTCCGTGTCCTCCTGCTCGATGGTGTTCGACAGGTACACCTTCGGCTGATAGCTGTAGGTGTCGAGCCTGCGCGACTGCGCATCACACTCACACTTAGGACAGCTATCCAAGCTGCCGAATGACCTGACAGTTCTCCGTTTGGCGCGGACCTCGTCCACAAGTCCCTGCGCCAAGCTGTTGTAGCGCTCAACCTCTTTGGGACTCAGCAGTAGACGGACCTTACTTGGCTTGGACTTCTTG